CCGGAGGCGATTTCATCGAGCGACTTGGTCACTTCGCCCGTATCGGTCTTATACGTTAGGAGTATATCTTGAGTATTAGCCATTTACCGAGGGAGTATAAAACGAATGCAAACGAACAGAGATAAACCGAAGCGAGAATCCAATCCAAGACCTTAAACCAAAGAGGGACGGTTACCTTCTCGCCCTTGCTCTGGAGGAGTTGAATCGCTTCTCCTATATAACGGTGGTTGTCGAGATTCCTCATTGCTGTGATTGTTGCCAACATTCCGAAACCTGAACTCCTCCGTTTTGAGACACGAAACGATAGCCGTACCGCTCGCAGCAAGACTGAGGGACGCTTGTTGAGGTCGTGCCGGCTGCATTCTCAAACGTGAGTTGCCCCCTTTTATCGACCGAATGCGGAAGCCACGCACAATCCCGAATGTCTCCCAACACCTTCACGAGTTCGATTTGGGTAAGCCCTTCCGAAGTCGCATCGAGTTTAATTGAGATGATTCTCCAATAGGTGTCCTTGATATAGATCTTGTCTGCGAATTCGAAGTTCGCTATATCGGTTCGCGTGAGCCGGAAGTATGCGGTCATTTTACGTGCGTCCGAAGAATAGAGTTCGTTAACCCACGGCCTCCAGTATTGGTAGTAAAGCGTATTGAGAGGGCTTACGAGCAAGTAACGAAACGGGCGTTCCGTGCCGTAAAGAAGAGACTCATCGTTTACATCAATGTCTAACCGGCTTTCGCTGTATTCACTCCATTCGGGGAACTTCGTTAATTGATTCGAAGAGAAGTACCAGTTCCCGGAGTTGTTGTATCCGTTCCAATACGCGAGGCGAGGTTTCGGGTCTTTAATTGATTTGTCCGCTTCCGTGGTGTCTGCAAGCATCCGGTGAATTATGAAGTCCGTTTCAGGAACATATGAAGTAACAAACGGGGCAAAAGGTGAAGTAATGGTCTTCTCTCCCGAAGCGAAATCGTTCTCGGGATCGTCTACGCGGTATCTGCCATATACCCGCCCCGCGTTCTTTTGAACGAGTTCATTAACGAAGTCTTTTCCTTCACTCATAGTCCACTCGTACCGCCGTGCCTGAAGGTCGGTCGTTGGTTCGATTTTAACGTCCTTCGAGAGGTCTATTTTATTCGTCCAGTCCTTTGCTGTACCCGAAGCGAGGTAGCTGTTAAAGGGTTCAATTTCGAGATGTTTGGGATTGTTCTTGTCCGGGATGAATACGAGGTTGAACATCTTTTGAAGTCCCGATATAAAGTCGATTTGCTTCATTTCGGGCATATTTGCCGAAGCCGTCCACGCCGTACCAGCTAGAGCCGTATCTATTAACTCGAAGGAAGTAGTCGGGGCTGTCAAAGAGTTATAACCCCCTAAAACGGCGGTGTCTGAACTCGTATGGAAGTGGTATCGAACGTCTACGGTATCGCCTGAATCCAAGCCGATATAAGGCGTTACGATATTGTACGTGAAGACGGTAGTAAGGTCTGCGGGTTCTCCCTGCAAAACGTCCATATATTCCGTTCCGTTTACAAATACCGCGACGTGAAATTCGTGATTCGTAGGTAAGGTGTCGATTTTGATATTTACCCGAAACCGGTAGAGACCGTCGAAAGGCGCGGTAAATACCCCGTTCGCTACGTTGCCCCCGGTATCGAAAAAAGGTGTCGTCTCTGCGAAGCTCAATACCTGCCATGCCGTACCGGTTGCCGTAAAGTCGGAAACAAGCCCAACGTGAAAGAGGGCTTGCTCTTCCCCGGTAACGGTATCGTTGATTTCCCCGCCCGAGTTGCACATGAAATAGAGTTCCGTCTGCCTATCGAGAAAATTCGAATCAAACGTATATCCAGCGTCCGAAAGGATAGCCGTAAGCATCTCTTTTACGCGAAGAAAACCCGTTACTTCGTAAGCGTTTACACCTGTCGCTGAGGTACTCCAAACATCCGAACCGCTCCAATTTTGCCCGCGATCCACTACCCCGAAGCGAACGGGTAAATTTGAACCCGTCCACGTAGCGAGAACGTTCGTGTAATTCAGCGTTTCAGTATATGAAGAGAAATCCACGTCCGAAAGCATCGCGTCCCCAATATCCCGAGAGAGGTTCGCCGTTTCTCCGAAGAAGACGAGTTCAACGTCTGCGTATTTGCCTTTCTGAACGTATATCGCTTTCACCTGAACAAAGCCCCGCATGAGTGGGATTGTGTTATAAGTGAGTTCCGCTTCGGCTTTCGTCTTAGGATTCCATGTCGGGATAAGTCCGAACTCGTTTACCGGGCCAAAGTAATCTTGGTTCTTCTTGGTGAGCGGTACGCGGAAGGTCTGCGAGAAATTCGAAGAGGCGGCGTTTATCTCCTGAAGGTTCGAAAACTGATAGGAGAGGTTAACCGGCTCGTTCTGGTAAAGCTCGATTTCATTCCCTTCGATTGTGAGTCTTAGCATCGGATGATTTGTGCGAGTTCAACTTCGAACGAAGTAACAAAGACCTTCGAAACCGTTTCCTCTTCTACCTGCATCGAGTTGGTTGAGATAGTAACGGGAACCCACGTACCGTCGATTCGTGCCATTACGTTTTTACTCCTCATACAGTATTGAAGAAGCGTGAGTTCCTCGATAGTGAGAATGCCGTTTAATTGGTAGCGTTCCTTTGCTTCCAGTTGATACGGCTTTATCTCTCTTTCAGAAGGTGCGAAGGTGAAGGTTGCCGCGTCGTAATCGCCCACAATCTTTCGGTACGTCTTCTCCTCGCGTGTTACTGTCTTTTGCTTCTTGCCGTTAAAGCGCAGGTAATCCCACCCGCCGCGCGTATTCGCCCACGCTAATTGAACAGCCTCGTTTTTGGAGTAGCGGCAATCGTTGGTAACGCGAAGGATATTTCCGGTCTGCGCGTTTAACCCCGTAGAGGGAATTACGTCGTAGTGTCCCCATCCACCCGTTACGGCGTTTAGAGCCGTTGTAAGGGCACTTAAAGAGGCCGGGTATACGTAGGCATAAACGAGCGTTCCGTTGGTGTTGCTCGAAGCGGTAGCGGTTGGTAGTTGCGCTCCGTTCGTTGTGTTGAGGTCGTAAGTGAGGGTATCGTCCAACGTGCCGGAGGTGTCGTAGATTTTGATTTGCAGCCGCTCGATAAGTGAGCCGGTGTCGTCGGTATTGAGGAACGCAGCAACGCCGTTATCGTCAATATCTGCCTTTACGTTGATTACGTTGCTTGCGGGTACGCGATCCGTTAACCATACTTTGCGGTTCGACTGTGTGCCGTAAAAGTCCGCGAATCCCGGATGCAAGCCCGCAGAGAGTTGTTCGTATCCATCAACAAGATAAACCGTTTGGTTATCCTCGTCCAGGCTTTCCGTACTTCCGTCCCATTCGCCAATTTTCACCTCGTACCGCTTGACTCCGTTGTTCGCCCTTGTGAACACCTTATTGTTGAAAGAGTGAATTGGCGTCGTTGCTTGGTATTTCAGGTGATCCACTTCCACTCGCCCGGTCACTACTTGCGAAAGGTCAAAAATTCCTTTGTCGTTTGTGTTGGGGCTGAGGTAAATCTTTGCTATCTCGGTTCCGTTCTCCTCGACTTGCACGATATATCGAAAGTCGTCCGTAATGGTCGCCTGCGTCCCAATCGTGTAGATAAGATGTTGCCCGGCTGGGAACCAGTTTTCTCCGGGTGAGTCGTCAAATGATGCCATTACTTAACTGTGATATTTCCGAGTTTCAACTTGAACTTGTCTTTGAGGTCTTCTACTACTGCTTGGCCGACTTGCTCATTGAAGCGACCAGAGACAGCAACGAAGGCTTTCTCATAGAACCGAAGGCCAACGATTCCCTTACGTTTGACGGCTCGCCCGAGTACGAAAGCAAGAGAATCCGCGCTCTGTTTTTTGAACCTGCCTTTTTCGTCTCTTGCTTTTATACCTTTTGCGCGGATCCATCGCTTTAAAGCGTCGCGGTGACTCCTAGAAGGATTCTCAAACTTGTATTTGTAGAACGGCGAGTTCTGACTTTTGCGCGTACCATCTACGCCCCAATGAATGAACGAAGCGTACTTGTTGGCTTTGCCTCTTGCGCCGAAAGTAACTTCTCGCACTTCGTTACCACGTACCCGGATCCGGTAAGACAGCGAGCGTTTAAGAGTCCCGGTGGCTACGCCGTAATTCTTGTTCTTGCCGATCCTACGCCCTCCAAGATGGCGTTTGGCGGATTTAACTACTTCATCTGCGAAGCGAATTATTACCTCGTTTAGATTCTTCATCTTGATTTCAAGCGGTCGTTCTCTTTCTCCAAAAACTCAATGCGCACTTTATGCCCTGCGAGTTCTTGCATTACTTCAGCGAGGCGCGTTGAGGTTCTCTCTTTCTCGTTGTATGCCTCCTGTAACTTCTGCTCCAATACGGCCACGCGTTCGCGGAGGTCGTCCCGGAAAAGCGTTTGCTCGCTTCTATCCTCTTTCTTTTCTGCGTGCTTCAGCTTGAGACGGCTTTGATAGAACTGCCATGCACCAGCGGAACCAAGAACAGTAACCGCCGTAATTACAATGTGCAGGAGTTCTTTGTCCATTATTTAGACAGTGATTCACGAGTTACACGGATCAAGTTCCAAATAGCGAAGACCATAATAAGCAACCACCCCAAGTGGCTTCCCTTCATCATTCCTTCAATCGTGTAGTTTGCCACGGTAGCAATTGAGACGATCGTAGCGAGCAGGGTCGCCTTTTGACGCAAGCGCAAAGAGCCGGAGTAAAGTACACAATACAACTGGAATACGCCTACCGAATGCGCGAATACCTGAAGCAATATCCACGGTTTGCCGATTTCCAACATCGCAAAGGGGAGTATACACGCGTGAAGGATTCCAATAAGTACCTCGTTCGGTTCGCTATCCGAATAGAGGAATATTTGCCGCGCTCGCTTTAGTCCTTTCTTCATATGCCCGCCTTTTCGCTTGCCTTCTTGCAGTGGTTCGGCTCGATGCTGTCCAGGTAGTTAGTTAACCAATTACCGAGCTTCGAAAGTGTCTTCTCGCGTTGGTTGGCTCCGAGTACCGCAGAGACGGAATGAGTGCCGAAGGGAACGCCTCGCTTCGTTAGAGCCGCTGTAAGGAACGAACCCGAACAAACGGATACCACCTTACTCACGGAACGGAAAAAGCCGTATATGAGGCTCCAAATCGTTCTTACGAGGTTTTGAGCAGTAAACCACAAAGAGTCGAGGACGGTAAACACAATCCCCACCGGGATAGCTACCGCCGCCAAAACGATTAAAAAGAGAACCTTAGATATCTTCTTCAGGAAACCAGCCATTGTCGATCATGTATTGTTGATCCCGAATCGTGGTCGTCGAAGGGACGATGTGTCCGAACGGGAACTTGTTATTAGTTTGAACGTATGCGGAAAGCGAATAGCGTTCCTCGGATGTAAGCTCGGGAAAGCAAGCGACCAGCTTCTCCAGCGTCGCGGCGGGGTGAACGTGGATGATGTAATCGGTATTCACCTGCAAAGCGTTTTGGATTCCGTCGGGGTGCGTAACGATTCCAAAGACGGTTGACGCCTTTTCGCCTTCTGCCTGAATGAGTACGGGCCGCGAGATGTTGTAGAGTTCTCGCGTTATTTGGTACGCTCTTCGTTCGCTTGTCTGCGTGGCGGTTGGTAGAACTATTATGTACTGACTCATGAGTATATGTCGTAGAAGGTGTTTTGATTCGTATGAATGCCGTCAACATTTGCACTTTGGTCAGATTCATAGGCTACAAATTCAGAGATATACATTGAACCGTTTGTTTGGCCTTGTTGACCACCAAAGTGGAAACCCGTACTTGAATTAGTCGATGCCGCGCACGTTTCCGCTGTGTTGTTATTTAACTTGTGTTCCGTGTTACTTCCGTCTAAAATCGTACTAATTATTTGTAAATTGCTTGTGCCGCTGTATCCGCCTGCCGTGGTTGCCGTAAATGGTGAAGCACCCGCCCACAGAGCTATATTTCCACCTGACTGTACTTCGTAATTTCTTCTGCCTGTGCTTGCGTCTATTAATTTACCGCTTATAAAATCAGCGACACTGAAGGTTGTATTAGGCTGTGTCATACTACCCGTTGAGCTTTGTAAAGAGTACGCACCAGTAAAATCAATTGCATTTTTACCGCTTCTCGTAACCACGCCCGTCGTCCCGTCGTAAATCTTCGGCATATTCGCCGTAGTCGTTTGCGCCGCGTCGTTGCTGTTTCCTGATTGGTCGTACCACTTACTCACGAACCCGTCGTTACTTCCGCAATGGTCAGCAAGTGCAACCGTATCCAACTCGCCGAATACGTTGAAGCCGATGTCCGCATACGACGATCCGTTGTAAACTTCTACCGCGTCGCCCGTGTACGCTGTCCGCATCAATCGCAAAGAGTAGCAAGCCGCCGCGCCTGTGTACGTGTCGAGGAGTGGCGTGTTTTGGGTGAAGTAGTCGCCTATATTGGATTCGATGGAGGTGCGGTCGCTGGATTTGTCGGCTAGATATACAATGTTTTCTGTGATTTTTGCCGTGCCCGAATTCCTTGCAAGCAATTCAAACGTGTCTGTTCCGCTTATTGACCTACTTCCTGTTTTATCTAATGTTCCGTCAGTATATAGGTTAATTGTACTAGAAACACCCGAAGCATTAAAAAGATGGCTATTTCCGTCGTTACGGCTTATGCCGTCGAAGCGATTATTGCCGACATACGCCGAATGCATCGGTACGCTTCCAGTGCTTTGCCATACACTATTCTCGAAACCAAGATACGAACCAATGGAAAAAATTTGGCGTCTTGCTATTGCTTCAAAAACGCTAAAAGCATAAACCGTCGACTTCTCAAAAGTTGCAATGTTTGTAAATTCTTTTCCCGCTGCCGCTAATAAGGCGGGTTTTCCAAAAGTATTGCGTACAATCGCGCCCCCCGTGTAAATCGTGGGTTCATTCGTAGATGCTGCCGCCGTCGCATCGTTCCCGTTTCCGCTTTGGTCCTTCCACTCGCTTACCGTGCACGTAGTGCCAGAACAGAAGGTTTCAATGGCGCTCTCGTCGATGTTGCCTTCTGAGTCGAAGCCTATCGTGGTAGTCGTCGAATCCGATGCCCTGCGAATTACCATGCAGTCGGTTACGTTGCCATTCAACCGCCGCGTGGAGTACGCCGCCTCCGCTCCGCTTCCGTAGCTCTCATTTAAGAGGCCCGTAAAGGCAGGCGCTTCGTCCTCTTCTTCCCACGTCTGAATCAACGTGAACGGCGGGCTGCCGTAAGTGTCGCCGTCCCTGAAGCCTTCGAACGTGCTTTCCGTTGCAGAGTAAGCCGTATCGTCGTCGAACGTGTGGATCAAAGTGAAGTCGCCGATAGCGTCGCCGCTTTCAAGGAAACCCGCCTTTTGGTAAATCTTGCGCACGATTACTTTGCCGCTTGACGGCGTGTCGGATTGCGCATCAATGAAGATACCGTCGCCGTCTGCCTTCACCGTGTACACCCGCTCCACAAATGGCGTGGCTGGCTTGTTGTTCTCCGCGTCGTCTTCAAAGCGGTTCGTAAAGTTCGGCAGCGACTTGAATGAGCTTGTAGCCGTGTCGAAAATCAACGCCTCGTTTCCTGCGGGCGTGCCTGTTATCGTTACATCGCTCAGGTCGTTCAACTCCGTAGGTACTGCACTGGTGTCTGCCTTCGCATCGAGTGCCGTTTGCGTGGCTGAACTCACGGGCTTGTCTGCGTCGCTCGTATTGTCCACGTTGGCCAATCCCACGTCCGACTTGGACAGGTTATCGTTTACCCAGTTGCCGCCGTCGTAAATCAGGGACTCACGATCTGCGGGCGTGGTAATCGAAACGTCGTCGAGGTTCCCGAGGCTCGTTGCGCTTTGGTCGTTTGCCGGTATCCATTCGTCGTTGTCTTCGTCGTACTTCAGCACTTGCCCGTCGGTTACTCCGGTAACGTCTACGTCGGTAAGTCCTGCGAGGGTATCTACTCCGCCCGTATCGAGGGTAACTACTCCGTCGCCGTCATCGGTAAGCGTGCCGTTGGTTACCTTGATAGTTCGCACGGAGGGAACGTCGGTTGCTCCGTCAAGCGTCAGCATACGCAAAACCCCTCTCCGGGCATACGTCACTTCCGTACCCCCCGGCTCTACTCCGTCAATGGGAGCGTTACAAGCGTCCCACTCGTAAGGGATAGCTACGGACAAATCTAAGAGAACGCCAGAGAGTACGTTCTTCGTTTCTTCTTCTAACGGTGTAGTGGTGGCGTTTACTACTTCATAATCTTGAGCAAAGAGGAAGATGTTCCCGCCGTTCTTAATGTCCGCAATAATATCCTCCGCACATTGCTCTGCATCGCTTACCACCTCCTTCTGTCGGTCTACCTTCTTCGTCTTGTCTCCGGGTACGTCGAGGATATAAACCTCGAGGTTGTAGGTCTTCGTCCCTGCGTCGTATGTGGCTCCCGTGTATACGAGATGCATAAGCGGAAACGAGGTGAACTTCGAGAGGTCTACGTCATCGGGAGAGCCAAACGAAAAGGTCTCAATAAAGAAGTGGTTCTCCGCGAATACCTTAAACCTTTCGACTATGTTATTGAACGTGATCATGTGCGAGCTTGTCTTTTAAATAGCTGAGATGTTGGAAGACGACTTGAATAGGTAACTCCGTAACCTGGTCCATCTTGAGGAGGTCTTCTCCTGCGAGGGCGTGGAGGACGTGATACCACCCCCATTTTTCGCCGACCGGATCGCTGCCTCCGCTACCTCCAGTAAAGAGGACTTCATATCGAGCAGCAGTTCGTTTCTGGTAGTCCAAAAAAAAAGCAGCGTACCGGATACGAGGTCAGCGGGCATCTCCTCGAAGATAGACGCGTCTTCTTTGGCGGTGTATTTCTTTACCTCGTATTTCTCTCCGAGTTCGTAGGTCACTTCCCGGAAGAGAACCGCCATTACTTTATGCGCGTTCTTCCAGAAGTCCTCGAGGTAGTTTTCGAGGTCGATCCATTCCCCCGCCGTAAATGCGTCCCAATCGGGAACGAATCCGAAGCGTTTTCCGTCCATCTCGACCACCTTCTCGAAGCGTGCGGTCTCTTGGGTAAGGAGTTGGTCTATATGCGCTCCAGCGGCTTCTATGAGCTTTTGCGGCATCGTGCGCAACTTCTCTACGGATTGCCCCGTACAAATGGAGATGCGTTCGAGTTGGTTCTCGCTTGTCATCATTACCTGGAGTTCTCCGAGGGTGAGATCCGACCATCTATGCGGTAGGCGTAATTCCATCGTTTAAATAACTTGATTTGTTCGGTTTCCTTACGAAAACGGTTTGCGTGAATCGTGCGTGGGTTTTGCGTGTTTACGGGAATTTTACGGGTCGCCCGTATTTTACCCGATAGCGTAGCTGCCGAAGTTCGGGTTCGTTTGGTTGAAAGTAATCGCGTAGCGCATCGCGTCGATAGCGTGGTTAAATTGGTCTACGGGTTCGTTCAGTTGCTTGCCGTTCTTATCCTCCTTCCATTTGTAGTTGCGAAGCTCCTTTATAAGGTTCACACTCCGCGCCGTGATAAGTAGCGGCCTCGAATGGAGGAACTGGATTCCGCTTCTAACAGAATCTCTTCCCTTTCTTGCTCCGTGAGTATTGAATCCGTGGCCGTGTATCTCGTCGATGCTCTTGGGCTCTGCGGAGTCACATACGACAACATCCGATCTATCGACGTTATTATCTCGGAGCATTTGTGCGATATTGCTATTAGTGAGGCGCGTTGCGTAGCATAGTTCGTCGACTGCGAATCCGTGGCCGTCGGTGTACACTCGCACGATTGCGGTTGGGTCGTTCGTATATCCGAAGTCGAGTCCGATGTTGAGGAGTTTGTATTCATTTGGTATCTGGTCTATTTCTTTCCAATGGGTGAAGATGGTTGCCCGGCTTGTTCCTCGCTCTCCGAGTCCGTATACCCTCCAGAAGTTTTCGTCGGCTTCTTTGAAGCGTTCAATTTCCAGGAGTACACTTTGCGGGAGGAAGGGGTTATCCTTGTACGTGGTTTTGAAGAAGTCGCAGTCATCGCGTTGGGGTAAGTCGTAAAGCCAATGGAATTCGTCGGAGGGGTTAAAGTCTACTATGATTCTCCCCGTGGTTCTTAGGATAAGTTGCCGCCAATCTTCGAGGGTGATTTCGTTGGCTTCGTTGATAAAGAGCACGTCACGTTTGCGGCCTCGCACCTTCTGCGGTTGATCCACCGAAATAAACTCTACGAGGTTTCCCCATAGCTGGTAAGTGGCTTCGGATTTGTTGTGAAGCTCGACGTTATACGCATCCTCATTTTCGAGTATCTCGAAGAAGTCCCGCATAGCCGTAGCACGAAGGGCGGGGAATGTCTTCCGGCAAATGGTCACCACGAGGCCGGAGTTCTTGTGGCAAAGCTCTATGAGGGCGGTGAGGATAGAGTACGTCTTGCCGGATCGCGTCCCGCCTTGGTGTACCTGGATGCGCTTCTTTGAGTTCCTTACGTGGTAATATGTGGCGGGTAGTTTATTCATCTAACCACGAGAGCGGCTTCTTCTCTTGTACCTCTATCTCTTGCCGTTCGATATATCCGCGCTTCTTGCCCTTGGTCTTTAGAAAGAAGATAGTCGCTGCGGGGTTGCCTTCCTTCACGAGCTTGTAGAGGTGGCTTTCTGCGAAGTCGAGAACGCCGTCTTGTATCGATGCAACCGCGCTCTTATATTCTTCGTCCGACTTGAGCCAAGCGTAATGGGTGGAGCGGTCGATACCTACCATCTTAGCGGCGGTCGATACGATACCTAACGACTTCTCGAGGGCTTCCAACATAGCCTCTTTTTTGGTGTTGGATGTGTGGGTTTTCAGGGCTTCCATTATTTACCGCAGAGTTCGCATTTTGGTTTATCCTCTTTCTCTTCCTTCTCTTCTTCTTGTGGATCCCATACGTTAAGACCCCAATCATTTAGTTCGGTTGCGTCCCATTCGTTTGCGAGTACATCGAAGTCGTGTTCTCCTGCGCTCGTGTTGTCTTTGATGGTGAACTCTCTTTCTTTGGCTTCTCCCCAGGTAGCGAAGTAAACGGGGGCTTCTGTGAGTCCTGCCGCTTTGCAGGCTTTATATCGCATATTTCCTCCAATGATTACGCCGTCCGGGTTTACGACTATGGGCCGCGCTTCGAGCATCTCCGGGAAGGTCTGGATACTTCGAACCAGTTTCTCGAACTTGTCTTCCTTAATTGTCCGAGGGTTGTTCGGGTTCTCCCGGATCTCCGAGAGCTTCGTGAGCTTGAACGATGACGGCTTCAAGGGTGTGGAGGAACTCGGCATTATGTACGGCTAAAGTTAAGAGGAGGGTTGCGGGGTCTTGCCCTACGTGTAAACGCACTACTTCGGCGTTCTCCGTAATTAAGAGGAAGTTCTTTGCGTGGAGGAGGGCTTTACGTGCGTTTCTCATATTCTTGGATTGCTTCAAATATACGCAAAGCTACTTGAGGCACTATTGCGTTTCCGTATGCTTTGATTGATTCTCTTCTCCACTTTGGAAAGGTGATTCCGTCCAATTCTCTGGGAAGCCCATCATCTCCCCCACAAAGCGGGGGTTTAGATGGGAAGTTTTCCCACGTTTGGGGTCGTGCATTGCATACGCTAAAGTATCGTTTTGTCTTTGTGGATTTGTCCTCGTAGCGCCTCCTTTTACGTCGCTGATCGCCGTTGGTGTCGGAAGCATTCCAATCACCTGCGTGGCAAGATTCGGCATCGTCGTTCCGTTGGGATACTTCTCCATTCGTGCCTTGAATTTGTCCAAATCCTGCACTTGTTCGCTCGTCGTTGGCGTGAGCAACAAACCAAACTCGGTCTCTTCGGTGGGGAGCGTTGACGGCGCAAGCTGGAAGAATAAACGGTTGTACGGAGTACCCACAAGCTTCCAAGTCAGCGCACACCTCCTCGAAAACCATCCCTCCGTTCCAATTAACAAGCCCGCGAACATTCTCTCCCACGACCCAACGGGGCGAACACTCTCGAATAATTCTAAGCATCTCGGGCCACAAGTGGCGTTCGTCTTCCTTTCCTTTTCTTTTACCTGCGGTGCTGTACGGTTGGCAGGGGAATCCTCCTGTAAGTATATCAATTCGTCCAGCGTAAGTTGCCGCGTTGAATTCTTTGATGTCTCCATATTGTTTGGCGTTTGGAAAATGGTGCTTGAGGACTTTGCGCGGGAACTCTTCCCACTCGCAATTGAAGAGGTTTTCCCATCCCATCCATTCGGCGGCCAGGTCAAAGCCACCGATTCCCGAAAACAGGCTTCCGTGTTTCACGGGTGGATGATTCTACCCTCTACATCTCGTGCAATGGTTTCCAGCCATTCGCGGTCGTAGTGGGTCATATTGTGTTCTCTTCGGTGCAGCATCCGGAGTCCTGCCGTTTGTCCGATCGTGTCATAGTATTGCTTCTCTTCGAACTTCTCCTTTTTGGGTTGCTTCATGAACTCCCGGATGTTGTGCGCTATCTCTTCGCGTTCTTCTTTGGTGTAACTCATTGCCCCGTCTCTTCTTTCCAAATGGCCGAACAAACTGCAACGCGTTGGTCTGCATCGGGGAAGTCTCTCTTAGCTATTACGGAGTTCACGCAACGGTGCATGAATTGGTAGCGGTTTTCGCTTTTTTCAGGTTTTGGGAGTGGCATCTTTCAATAGTTGTTTGAGTTCGTTTAACATCCTCCGGTTACAGCTTGAGCATTGGGATGCTTTTGTATTCGTTCCGGTGGCTTTGCTGTACAGTTCGGCGAGGTCTCCGTTGGTGGCGTTGCGTGGGTTCTCGATTAGTTCGCGGATCTTGTCCAGAAGTTCCGCGTTGATCTCTGCTTCCCATTTATCCAAAGGGCAGGAGGCTACCTTTAACCGCGTCTTGGTGGGCATATGGCATCCGCAGAGTTTCGAATCGGTGAAGGCTTCGGTTACGAGGGGGCCGCAACTCTTCGTGGTTTGTACGAAGTGTTCGCAGCTCTGACAAATGGCGAGGCGGTCACTTCTCTTCTGTCCGGTTACGAAGAACATCTTTCAGGGTTTTTCTTGTGACGTGTAGTGAGCGATAAAGGGTTGATTCTCCAATGCCAGACCGTCGAGATATTTCAGCCATATTCCACCCCTGCAAGTACAGGGAGAAGACGGTTCGGTCGAACCAGGATAGACGGTCGAGGAGCAGTTGCATTCGCTCTCGTTGAATGGCTTTGCTCCAGTCGGTTTCGCTTGCTTGTTCTGTTGGTTCATTATCGTTTGTTTTATACAGTTCCTTAAATTTTCCGCGTGTCGCTTC